CGCACTTGGGAGCGCTTCGCCTCCGCATCCGTGGCCTTGACCAACGCATCCCGCGCGTTATCCAGCGCTACCTTGTATTGCTGCTCCGTGATGTAGAGCTGCTTCGTTTGCGGGTTAATGCGTCCGCGTAGATTATTTAGAGCATCCGTTTGCTGGTAATAACGCTCAAGCGGAGAAAGCGCTCGCGTCATTAATCCAGAAATGGTTTCGATATCCTGCGCAATTTGCAGGTTATAAGTCAGAGACTTTTTCTGAGCCTCAGACAAAAGATTGTAACCGGCAGTCATCTTTGCAAGCTGACCCGGTGTTTTATTGAATTCGGCATTTTGCTGACGTAGAGACGCCAGCATTTTTTCGGAATCGGTTCCGGCAGACGCAAAAGATTTCGAGTACACGGCCATTGCACGCGCCATGTCGTTCGCCGAAAGCTTTCCGTCCTTCATGAGAATGTTCAACGTCTTTTGCATTTCAGCTTCGCGCTGTGCAGACGTTTGAATATCTCGCATGATCTTGGAAAGCTGGCCGCGAGCATTCGCTAGCTCGGCAGCGGCCTTCCTTCCTTCGACCATTGATTTTGTATTTGCAGTATTCGAAGCCGTGTTGTCTTTGATTGCGCGCGACTGCGCGATAATCGCAGCAGACGACTTCGCTACATTCTCACGAAGCGATCCTTGCTGTTGTGCGATATTGCGAGTCGTGTTTCCTAGTTCGCGCAGATTGCCACCGAATCCTTTAAGCAAAGAATTCAGGCCGTCAAGTGATTTACCTAACTCCCGGATTTGATTCAGAGCATCACTGGAAAAATCCAGATTCTTCCGAACACCGTCACCGGCAGTTTTGGCTTTGTCAGCCAATCCGAGAATAGATTCGCCAAGTTTGTCAACTCGGCCTTCCGCAGTCTCGGTACTAATTTCAATTTCGACAGACATTCGTCACCTGACTAGAAATAAAGAAAGCCCCAACACGTGTTGGGGCTTCCAGATTTATCTACGAGAAGGTCGTCCAAAGCCTTTTCCGGGTTTCTTTGCCTTTTCCAATTCTCTTTCCTGCTTCGCCTTTTCGGCGTGATGCTCCATGTACTCAGCATCACACTCGAACATCATCTTGAAAAAGAACTCCTTGTCTTCATCAAAATCGAACTCACGGCAGTAGCAGGCAATTTCCGAAAGTTGAAGCGGCTGTTGCGCCATGAAATACTCGCGACGCCGATTCAAGTCCAAGAACGCTCTCAAGTAGTCATGCAAATACCAAGGCAGCGAAGGTTTGTCTCTCAGCGCTTGTGGAAGTTTTCCACTCGCTTCATACATTCCTTTTAATGCCTTTTCCTCTTTACCCCAAACTAGGTGCCACTTAATTGCGGCACGGAGTCTTTTCCCAAGTTGTCCTCCGTAAACATCAGGAAGGCGTTCTGATCTTCCGCATAACCCTTGATCTTGTTACGGAACAATTCGTTCTTCAACAGCTTCGCAGCCATCGTCTGATCGAACGTTCCGTTCTGATAGGGCACGCCGTCGATCTTCACTTCGGGAAGTTTTCCGTTTACTTCTTCCAGCTTCATGTCCTTCAAAACGGTCTGTGCATAAACTTCCTGCATCAGTTCATCCGAAAGATCATGCGCAGTATCGTCATCCTGTTCTAGCGACGCACGAACCGCCTTGTACTTACGACGAAGAACGCGACGGAAATTCGGATTCTGCGCACGTGCCACTTTAACCATGACGCCGCGTGCAATTGGAAACCAAACACCTTCGACTTCTTTCTTCTCGTCAATTACGTTGTCTTTGAAAAGGTCCACTTATTCGCTCCTGATTTATTTCCTGAGCGCTCCTTGGAAGTAGCTCCGCACTGGCGATAGGGAGCGATCTATCAAACCGGCCGTAGGCCGGCTGCCAGTGCGGAGTTCGGTATTACGGCTATGCCACCGGGAAGGTGTCGATTTGCACCATGCAATCCGTATCCGGATCGCGGAGCGCAGTGAACTGCGTATCCGCCATAACATCCGAATCGAGCTGTGATGCGTTGAAAGTGAACTTCTCGTATTTGCAACGCGGCGAAGTCCAGATCATCATATTTCCGAGCGAGTCAGCAAGCAGCATCGAGAACGCGAAAACCTGCGTCTGCTTGAACATGTCTGCCTGAGCCTTCGACTCGAAATATTGACTCGCGGTGTAATTCACCATGAGCTGACCGGCGACGACACCCACGTTACCGAGAACCGAAAGGCCCTTCTGTTCGCGGTGCTGATTATCCAGCTCCACGCTCAGCGAAGAAATCGAACCCTTGGTTCCGAACGCAGTGTTGTTCTGCGTAACGCTGCGAATGCTCGCAACGCAATTCAGAATTTCCGTAGTCGAAGCGTCCACAATCGACTCACCAGCGAACGTAGTACCTTCCGCGAGCGAGCCGCCCTTGCCGATGAAATTGAACGCGCCGGTCAAGATCGCTTTCGTCTGCATCTGCAACGAAACGCCCTTCACACGCATACCTGTAAAGATATGCCGCGTCATCACCGTTGTATCATTGAATTGCTTGACGAGCGTATAGCTGCGCTCGGTAATTCCGTTGCGAAGCATCTTGCCGTCGATATGCGCAGCAGCAAGAGCCGGAGTTTCAGCAACAGCAGGCTGCGGAACAACCGTCAACGTCTGATCGTCCGTAACTTCCGTAACGAGGAACACATCGTTCAGAAGCGGATTCGTGAAACCCGACAGCTTCAACCACTGACCGACAACAACGCTAGCGAATTTGCCAGCCGTAGTAGACGTAAGATTGTCCGACGCAGCCGCAACCGTGGAAATATCGCCAGCCACACCGACAATTGCCAGCGCACTCGACCATGTTCCCATAAGAGCCGATTCAATCAAATCTTCGAACGTGCCGTACGACAGCTCGAAATTGAATGCACCACTCGGAGACGAATCGACAAGCACGGTGTCATCGAGCATTCGATCCGAGCGAATTTCTTTCGATTTCTCGAAAGACAGATTTTCGTCAAGGGACTCTCCGGTATAACGCGTTTCAATCAGCGCGGGACTAGCCGGAGTAGTGCCCCAAACACTTTCACGCACGCGATAGAGCGCAGTGCGGTTGGCCGATGCAAGACTCATTTACTTTCAAACCTCATCGAAATAAAAAGGGATTTGAACCCCGGTGAGACACCAGTTATCGGTGTCGGAATTTGGCATTTCGCGTGCGTCATAAAACGTCACGCCGCCGAACTGTTTGCTCCTGAAAGCTTTCGTGATCCTGTCCGCGATCAAGTTACGGTCGCCATCACCTTTTCCGCGCCGTACATAGATCGTGAATACTACAGTACCGCGATGCCGCGAGCTATCCTGATTCCCTAGAAAAAGCTGATTATCTTCCGGGAAGTAGGTTCGCTGCCGCACGTAAGAAGTCTGCCCTTCGGACAGAGCTAGATCGAGAACATTTCCATGAAGCAAAGGAAAAGCAGGATCGACAGATGCCATAGCATCTGCCGCTTCATCAATTGCCTTTGCTGCTTGCATGCGAGTTGTCATTATTTCAGCAAGTCGAATTGCGATCTAACGGCCGCGTATCCGCCTGCTTTCGCACGCTCGATAATGTCGGACACGCTGACCTTTCCGATGGAATTTGCTTCGTAATACTCAGCGCTCCCCGGATCAAATCCCGGAATAGACGCTGACAGCGGATTGTAAACCACGATCCCATCGAATTTAATCGTGGCAAACGCAACCATTGATTGAATAGCAACTTCGTACTGATACATTTTCACTGATTCAGTCGAAGCACCCTTTGACCATTTGAATCCGACTGGCTCAGTGGGTTTGTGCTGTCCATATCCCCACATGAGTTCAAATCCTTCCGGACTGAATGATCCGCCCACTTTGGGAGCGATCCGCCAGTTCGCCATCGCCTGACCGGAATCAGACGGCGTAGCGTCCACACACGCAAGAAAAACCCGCGATGCGATTTCAATCGCAGCGGCACGCGGAATCAATTTCAAATCCTTGACGATTCCTGCGAGATATTTCTTGTTGTCGGAATAGACGCTCATTTAATTCGCTAGTGTCAGATACCACTCATCGAGCAAAGCATTCTGCGCGACGTTGGAAATTCGGCTCGTCTTTCCGGCTATCGTGATAAGGTCATCGACTTTCGGTTCGACACCGATCCACGATTTACGGATCATGAAGCTGAGCTCGGTTTCCAGAACGTTCTCATCCTTTGAACGTTTTGATTGAAGGGGTTTCACTCGGCCGGTAACGTTGTATGACGTTTGTGCAATCGTATTTTGCTGCGTGTCCGTATCGTATGTTTCAGCACCGAGTGAAACGTAAATTGCATTGATCCGATCATCAGGCTCGGTTGTTGCACGAGCCGAAATCAATCCAGAGTCAACGTAATATTCCAGAACGAAATAACTACGGCTCCCAATGACGACAGTATCGTCACGGTTCAAAGCCGTGTTAATCGGAAGAAAAAGAAAAAAGCTACCGTAATGTTCGATTGAATCGTCCTGATTCTCCGAAGCAGAACGAAGCTCGGAATCTCCGAACGTAGTTGCAATTACGGTATCTACCGCCCAACCGGGATCATTAGAAGGACCGATTGGTGCGCGACGATGAACAACGGCCGGTCCCTGCACAAGATGTAAACCAGCGATGAAACGGTAGTAACCGTCCCATGCGTCTTTATGAGACGCACCGACCATGAAAATTTCACCAGTATCCGGAACACGAATAACCGGACTTTTCGGTTCTTCACCGGGAGCGCAAGTCAACAAGCGCTTGCGCGTCGGGCGGTTCCAGATTTCGGTAAACGTATCCGTTTTCTTTAGCTGGCCGCGCAAAGCGCGCTCTAGCCAAAGTCCGGTAGCGAAATCATAGACGTCAAACGCTTGAGTATCGAAATATCGCGCGGTTTGAAAGATATCCATTAAACGCTACCGGGGCTTGGATTCGTACCAGTATTCGTGACAGGATCGTAAGCAGGCTGCACAGTGCCGAAATGCACAATAGCCGCAGGCGTTTGAAAGCCGGGAACAGAAGATTTAAGAGCATTCGCGTAACGATCGCGCATGCTGATAATTCGTTGGATTGTTTCGTCCAGATTGTCTTTTTGAAAGCGCTGCATTTCTGCATCGCCGTCCGTGATCTTCTGCGCAGTAATCATTTGAAGCTGCGCAGCCATAATCACTGCGGACTCATACTGACAGAAAAGAATCAACGCTGATTTAATCAGCTTTTCATCGTCCGTAGGATTTGATTTCGCCCAAAGCGTAGCGTGATCCGGATACACAGGCTTGAGCGAAAAAATAAGTTGGTCACGGACGTTCAGATTGTTAATCTGATCGTCCGTGACCTCACGCTCCGTGACTCCAAGCGCAGCACGAATTTGATCGGTACTGGTGTAAAGAATTTGAGTCACGGATATTTCCTCAGTTACGGCAGATTGTTGGCAGCCTTGAATTCTTCAACGCGCTTGGCGTAGTCCTCGTCGGCCTCGCCTTCGTTCTTTTCCGGAATTTGCGGAGGCGTCGAATTCGAAGCAGCCTTCTTCGCAGCCTTTGCAGCCTGCGCATCCGCCACGTCCTTTTCAGCCTTCTTCACCTTCGAAGCATGAGCGGCCTGACGCGCAGCACGATCCTTTTCCGGATCGCCTTCCACCAGCTCAATAATTCCGCCTTCAATCTGCGAAATCATCCAGCCGGAGAAATACGGAACCTCGGTCAGCTTTCCAGCGGGAATATAAATTCCCGTAGACGGATCGCGCAGATCGAAATTCTTTGCACGAACAACACCCGGATTCTTTTCGCGCTCGGTATGAGTCGCGCCTTCATCCTTCTTCGCAGCAGCAGCATTCGCTTTCGCGTGATCCGCCGCAGTCTGAGCGGTTGTCTTGACCGCTCCCGTTCGAACAACTGCACCAGCCATTAAATTTCTCCTTCAAGCAGAAATTGAGCGAGCCGGGAAATCCGGCTCGCTCTGTTACAGGGATTACGTCGTCAGCGTCAGAACCGAGAACGCTTCCGGATATCCGGCGCTTTCGATGCGCTCCGAATAATCCATACGCATTGCCGTGCTCTTGCGCATGACATATTCCTCGATAGCCTGATAGTCCGCACCGACGTAAACGATGCGACGCAGAGCCTTCGAAGAATCCAGACCAACAATCGTGTTGGTACCGAACGTCGGGTCCTCGGTAACGAAGATATTGATAAAACCGGGGATACCGGGCAGAGCAAAACGCGGGACCGTATTCAGACGTTCATCGGCGCCAGCGGGAGCGGACGTTTCGTTGACAGTCGGACGACCCGTACGATTCTGGATCGCGAAATACGTGTCCACGTCGCACACGGCCCAATCGAGCGTGCGCTTGCGACGGCCAGTAAGCAGCCACTTCACCCACGCTTTCTGCGTCAGCACGCCGTCAGCAGAAATCGAGCTATCGAAATCCTGTGCCTGTACAGCGGAAGTGATAATTCCAGCTTCGCCGGAATCCACACTGCCGTTGACGATACCAGCGAAATCCTCGTCCAGACGATGCGAGTGTTCCTCAAGCGCCTGTTCGCGAATTGCGATACCGACAAGATCAAGAGTAGAAGCAGCCTGCGCTTCCTTCGAAATCTCGATACCGATCGACCACACCGGAATTGCACGCTGCACCTGCGAAGTGCTGATGGACAGCATACGAACCGGCTCCGCCATCTGCGCGATCGGCATCGAGCGATATCCGCGCGGCTTCGACCGATCAATGATGACCTGCGTGTAGATATTCGACGTGATAGTGCGCGTAAACGCGACCATCTGCATAAACGTCGAATTGTACGTAGTGCGATCGTCCCGAAGCGACGCTTCCAGAAGATCAAGAAGAACGGCCGGGAAAAAGATTCGACCCGCAGGAGTCTGCGATGCAGAACCATCCGGACGTTCGATGACAGCGGCCATATTGATACCGGCCTTGCCATCCATAATGTCCTTGATCGTCGGCGGGCGCAGACCGAAATTGCGATCTTCGGCCATGAGAAGGCCGCAGCTCGCCATCATCTGCGCAAACGTCGTACCGTCACGATTTGGGTCCCTTGTTGGATATTTCCGATTCATGTACTGCGGAAGCGTAAGACCAAGTTCCTCAGCGGACTTGTAATCTTCCAGCTTAACCTCGATTTCCTGACGCTCGCCTTCGCGGTCAATGAAGCTAACCTGATTTGCCTGTGGCATTGGAATTAATTACCTCGATTTAAATTAAGCAGCCGGACCAAGCGTGCTGCAAGCTTCGATGACAACTTCTTTGTTCTGCGCGCCTGCGTTGCCCTTGAGAGAAACAACACGCCAAGCAAACGCTTCACTGCCGTCGCCCTTCTGCACAAGCGGAAGATTCGACGCATTTGCAACTCCGACTGCCGCCTGCGCGGTAGCCTTTACGTAATCGCCAACAACAAGAGCCGTTGCAGCGTTATTGATTGCGGTAATACGCATACCGGGGAGCCAGCGCTGAACGCCGCCATGCGCAAAACCGTTATTCACCGTGCCCGGCTCGATGCTGGTAACGATGCCCTGAATCGCATCGTTATTCGCGCAGAGAACATAGTTCTCATTCGCCGCGATTTTCACAGCCTTACCAATATCAGCCTGCGCAAGCTTGTGGTCTGCATCCACACCGAGCGCCGACGTGATAATTGCGCCCGGAGGAAGCGGCACATTTTCATCAAAACGAAGAGTGACAGCCATGTTTCTGATTACCTTTTCCGAGAGGGAAGAGACGTTACCTTGGTAGCAGCGCTCGCTGCCGGATGAACATCCGTCGAAGCAAGAAGATTATTCGGCGGATTTGTTACTTCGTCAGAAGCGGTAGATTTCCCGCCAGTGACGTAAGCCTTATCAAATCGCTCGCGCATCGACGTGTACTGAGCGCACAAATCGGCATCGGAGAGACCTTCAAGACTCGGCGGCTGCGTGGAAAATGCGACCGCAAGATTCTTTGTTGCATTAAGCACAGCCTTGCGCAGAGTTTCGTTATCAGCCTTCGCTTTCGTGTTGGCTTCCTCGATCTGCGACAGCTTTGCTTTCGTACTGCCGAGCGTTTCATTCGCAGCATTGAGCTGCGTTTGAAGATGCTCGTTAATTCCTTTCTGCGTCGTAAGCTGCGTATTAAGCGAAGTCACATTTCCTTTCAGAGTTGTGATTTCCGCAGACAGTTCAGCGTTCGTAGTTTCGACATTATCATCGCCGCCACCTTCGCCGCCTTCACCACCTTCGCCGCCGCCTTCGCCGCCTTCACCTTCACCAGCACCGGCTCCTTCGCCAGCATTCAAATCTGCCGTGCCCTGCGCTGCCGGTTTCTTTTCCGGATTTGCAGGCGGGGTCGCAGCAGCTTCCAATTCCTCGACGGACGGCGCGCCAGCAACAACCGCGCCCGCCGCCATCTGAGCAGCAAGTTCCGGAGTGATCCGGCTTTTCTTCTTGCCGATCTTGATCGCTTGTGGCATTTCTCAATTACCTCTTGGTTAGTACGGTTTTACCGTAGCGCCGCAGTACGCGGTGCATTTTCCAGCTTCTTGTTTAGCTTTGCAATCACATTCTCGACCGGCTGGATCGAATCGAGAAGGCCCATATTGAGCGCTTTATCAGCAGCAAAAACTTTGCCGGTCGCCCAAGTATGGACCGTTTCAACCTTGACGCCAGTATTGTGCGCCAATGTATCCACGAATTTGTTGTGACCTAGCATCAATTCCGCTTCAATTTCTTGCTTCGCTGTGTCATTGAGTTTTTCATACGGAGTTCCAAGCGCCTTATACGGCGCAGAGCGAAACACCGTCGCCTTGATTCCTTCCATTTTCAGTGCTTCGGTGATTTCCCTATGCACATAGATTGCGCCAATGGAACCAATCGACGCATCCTGATCCGCAATCATCTGTCCGCCTGCACTCCCGTAGACAAGTCCAGCGCTAAGCTGCTTGGAAATATCATACGAAATAACAGGCATGATTTTCGCGTTGAATTCGTAAATGAAACGGCTCAGAGAAAACACACCTTCGGAAGTACCGCCGTTCGTATCAATCGTCATAACGACAGCTTTTGCTTCGGGATCATCATGCGCTTGAATAAAACGAGCCTTGATATCCTCGTATGAAGGAATGCCGAAAATCTGACTGAAAAAGCTACTGCGAGCGATCGTGCTACCTTCGATACCGATCACAGCAACATTTCCAATAAGATCATATGAGACAGGATTAAAATCTGCCTCATCATCTTCGCTTGCACGCAACTCAATTTGATGCTTCATCGCATTGAGCGAGCCGTATTTCTCAATAGCTACTTCGATATCACGAAGCAGTTCGAAAAACGAAGCAGCACTGCCTAGCCAGAAATTAAAACTCATTTGCTTTTTCCACCTGCTTTGTCAGGCTGATCCGATTTCATTGTACGGCCCATTGCCGTGTCTCCCGGAAAGACGGCCGGATTATCCGGCAATCCTGCTTTGCTTTCCATAAATAAAGTTCCAGAGAGTTCGGGAGCGTTCGGCGGGCGCGGTCCTGTTTTCAATCGCATGGCTGCTTCATCGTCGGTAATAAAACCGAGCGACAGCAATTCCAGAATTCGAGTCTGACGCATCGTTTGATACGCCTCGGTTTCGATTTCCGGACGAAGATCGAGCGCATCAAATTCGAAGCGAACGTAAACATTCGCTCCGTAAAGACGAGCACTCAACGTAAGTGCGCGCGAGAAAAATTCCTCGACAGGCGTTTGAATTGCTTTCGCGCTCTTGAGGAAGATGAGGGTTTCCACGTTGCCGAGTGCTTGCGATCCTGATTCCAGACGCAGACCGAGCGCACTAGGCGGCGTTTTCATGGAAGTAGCGTATTGACCGGCAATTACACCAAGCAACGGACTGTAATCCTGCTTGCTTCCCATGCCTGCTTGCAGAACGTTCGCTTCCACGGTGTCGTACATTACATACGCTTGCTCAGGATCAATGTTCGACACCATATCTTCGACGGCAGCGCGCACTTCGCCAAAGAACGCTTGCAACTTCTCCGGGTCTTGCTGGACTTCTTGAGAAGCAAGCTTCTTGATCTTTTCGCTATCAAGCGTAAGCGTCGTGCGATTGTGACCCGAAACGCGCACACTGCGACGAATATCCTCCATGAATTCTTCGAAATAAATAATCTGCTTGATAGCAGCTTCCATCATCGAACGCGCATAAATGGTGTTCGGATCGGGCGCGAGATAGGAAATCCAGAACGTCGGAATATTCAAATCAACGTCTTTTTGTCCTTGACGCTGATACGGCGTACCGCCGCCTTTTCCGTCTGCCTTGAATTGCAGAGTTTCGAATCCGACAAGCTGCAAGAAATCCGGGAGCCGAGCATCGTTAAGCACCATTTCTCCGCAAGCCGCTCCCGTAAGAATGACTTCTCGAAGTGCCGTCGCTTTAAGCGACTCGATGGATTTACGATTCGTGTAACCGGCGCTGTAATCGTAAAGTGTGCCGAACGATTCAAGAATCGTTTGTGCGAGAGCGGTTCCTTCCGGACTAAATTGATGCGTTACCGCATCGAACGCAGCGATCGTATGTCCATTGTTCGCAACTTCGACCATGTTATGCACAGCCGTAGCGAACGGACCCTCAAGCCGCGCCATGTGACGCAGTAATTGCGTAATATTCTGTGCCGAACGATAAGTTCGAACAGAATTATTGAGAATAGGGTATAGCGGAGTTTGGCGTACATCAGTGCCTTTCTCCGTTGTATCAGCCGGATTGACAGTAGACCGAGAACCCTTTTGAAGTCGCTTCGGAATAATTACTGACAAATTTGGTGCTTTTGCCATTATTTCCCTTCCGTCCTGAGTACGCCTTTCTCTTCAAGCGTTTTCAGGCACGCGTACTTAGCCCTGTCTCGTTCTACGCACTGTTCGAAAAGCCCCATAAGAATACTGTCATCCTTGGCAATTAGATAGAGGGCATTGTCTGTGCTTACATAGTCAGGAGGAACACAGGGTTCCATCACTAGATTCGGACACTGAATAACCAGCGGCTTTTCGGATTCTCGAAATCTGACAGTTTCGCACGCTGATAACAGGAGCGGGCACAGTGAGACAATCAGTAACTTCGGGATGATCTTGGATATAACGGTCAACATATTTCACCTGAGTTTGAGTAACCGTTTTCGTCACTTCCTTTACATTGTTAATCTTCGATACGAATTCCTTTCCGATATCGAGAAACTTATCCGTGATATCCAACGCTCGGTAAACAGTTGCTTGGAAATCGACTAGATTGGAAGCTTCATCTTTTTTCTTCTGATACTGCATTCCGAAATAAAATGAAGACGCTACGAATCCTAAAACAGAAAGCAGTAAAGCTAGAACGATATATATTTTAGTCATTTCCAGTTACCGGGTCCCGGCAGTTCATTAACTACCGGGACCGCTCCGATTATTTGATACGTTTTGCCACGAAAGTAGGCGGTACAATTTCAACTTCTGAACCAACAGGCATGTTCAAAACCATGTTTGTTGCCTCTTCAAAAGCATCCTTCTCTTCGTTATGTACTCCGCCTCCCGTTACAGTCCATCTAGTATTATTTTTCCGATCTAACGAAATTGCCCTAGTAAGATTAGGCGGCGGAGGCGGATCAACTACAGCAGTAACCGTCGCCGACTTCGTTTTAGAAGACGTGCCGCCGTCGTTATCGGTCACAGTCAACGTGACATTGTAGGTGCCTCCCGCCGTATAAGCGTGACTCGGATTCGTTGTAGTCGAAGTAATGCCGTCACCAAAATCCCAAACACGCGACACAATCGTTCCGTCGCTGTCAGTTGAAGCATCAGTGAAAAGTACTGTAAGCCCGCTCGTCGTGAACGTGAAATCCGCAACAGGCGCGACATTGGCAGGCGGCTGCTCGCCAGAAGCGTAACCGGAGAACACTAGCAGCTCATCAAGCATTGAGTCGCCAGTCGGAATCGTTGGCGGTATTGCGCCATGCGTAACGTGAACGTGCTGCGGGAAATCCGTCGTCCAAAGGTCCTGAATGTGCGTTGCTGAGAAATCGCTGCATTGATCGAGAATGCCAGCGCTCTCGGTCCAGCAATAAATCGTTGCGGGCGTCGCGAAGTCGAACGTGTTGCCGAATTCAGTTACGCGGGTGCTGTCCAGCGAGAGATCGAATACGACCGTCCGATATTGGCCGCTGTTGGCCGCGTATTTCAATCGCGATCCCCACAGGTAAAGATGCGAACGATAAATATTGCCCGGAGGCAACACGTACGTATCGTCGGTGCCGCCTTGCTCACCGCCGTTGTCGCCACCGTAATGGATGCCGGTGTAGACCGTTTGCTCATCGAACGTCGCATTGAAAATGTAATCCGTTCCGTATTCAGGCAGGTGCGCGATACCGTCGCTTCCATCCTGTTCTTCGGAATGAACCATGTCCAAATTCCGACCTTTCGAAGTTACGAAATTGCTATCGAAAGAAATCAAAGACGCACTACGATCTTTGTACGACGATCCCTGACTAGTTGAAATATTCGGACCCCAATAACATCCAATGTCGATAGGATAAGCCGATTGATTATACACACCGTGACAGGTGTAGTTATTCTCGACACCGCCATTATAGCTACGACAGCCCGCGAACGTAATACGCTCGATAGCAAATTTAACCGATCCATCTTTAGCCATCGAAAAGAAATTGAAAGCGCTGTCATGACTAACGCAGTTAATGAAGTCGATATCTGCCGCAGCCTGTATCCAGACACCTGCCGGAGAAGAGATAGCAGAAGTTGATTGTCCCTTCCAATTTGTAAACGCAGCGCCGGGCTGAGCACCAGTAAATTCAAGATTTCGAAACGAAATGAAACGCGGTTTTGGTCCGTCATACGGATCGTTCGCTCCACGCGTAATAACAACAAGTCCGTATGGCTCTAGAGAATACTGAGTATCCGTAAATAGGTTATTGGGAGCGCCCGGCATGCAAGTAGGCGCTGTCTTTGAGTTGACAAAAGTAAATACAGGACGCTTACCAACGGCATCAGTGACACCGTTAATAATGATACCCGCTCCACGCAGACCAAATTTAATCGCCCAAGGGGTTCCGTCTGCTGACGGCCAGATATTTACCACGTCTCTATTGGTGTCGCTGCCGCCTCCAAGAGTAGCCCAAGGAATTGACGCTGGCGTCGGAAATTCTTTGCCCGGTCCACAGTCATAACGTCGTCCGGTGCCAAGTGCATTCATTGGCTGGTTAAGAACGGGGTCAACGAACGCGCCATTAGCTTGATTAGCAAATGCTCCAGCCGCACGCAGGTCAGAGAATTTTCCGAGACGTGCTAGCTGTTCGGTTTGTGCTGCTGTAAGTGCCATTTCAAATTCCTTCTTTGGGTGGGTTAAGCGGGGCCGATACAGGCGTTGAGCGCGAGCCACGCGGCCGTTCGATAACCGAACGCCATCGTGATCGTGGTCGTAAGGTCGCCGGTTGCTACGGCGTCAACGAGTGTCTTCGAGCCGACGACCATCGCTCGATCTGCGCGCGAGGCGACGATGATTTTCGTGATGCCGTCGTTCATGGTGAACGGGTCGGATTCGTTGTAGTCGCCATTCTCCTGAATGACGACGGTGACAAGTTCAAGGCACGCAGCAACGCTTGGCGTCACGCTCGGCGCCGTCGCGGTGATTGGAGAACCCGACATGGTGGCATGCGACGTGTGCGCGGCGACGTTCTCGGCGTTGTTCGATCCGATGATCGCAACGCACGCGCCCACCGATCCGTAGTTGTAGACGTTGAAGGAGCCGTTGAACTTCGCGCCGGCGCTGTAGCTTCCGACAGCGACCTTACCGAAGCGCGCGAATCGCGAATTAGCGACAAAATCGGTCAGGCCCTCGACCAATGAGAAGCCGGACGGCGGCGTGATGGTAGGCGTGACGTTCGCGCTCACATAGACGAACAGTTCCATAAAATCACCGGCCTGCACGCCTGCCGGAACATCAATAGTCCAGTTTTTAACGTTACCATTAGACATTTTGGTAGCGCTCCGGACTGTAGGCGCAGTTGCGCTTCCGCCGCTGCTGGCAAAAGTAAATGGATTAATCAGCATTAGCGATGCCCAAATAAAGTAACTTTCAAGCCCTTCGCTCCTGCCGTCCCTACTTGGTCAATATCAATTGAAATTTCATCGTCGTCCGAAAGCGCTGTAGTAGTTAAAGCAGGAGGATTGCTCGATGTGACTGTTGTTTTTTCCGTATTATCAAAACGCAACTTACTCGTTGTCATAAGAGTAGTTCCGTTTTTATTTACATCAACGATCAAGTCTGATCCCGCCGACTGTGCAGTAGAAAGCGACGCACGAATTCCAGTCAGCGTGAAAGCATAAGGCATACGAAACGTAACTTTGCCTGTGCCTGTTGTAAGATTTGTGGTTTCATCTGAGGCGGCAATTTGAAATGCCTCAGTTGTAGCAGCAATACGCGCATCTGTTGCGCTAGAAAAATCGCTAATCGTTGAAGCAGTTTGAGTGCCAGTGTGATTCGCACGATTTTTCAGGTTGGCATCGGTATCGTTTGCGGTTGCATTCGCAGCAATGCCAGCCAGCTTTGTTTTTTCGATGGCCGTAAATGCTTTATTCGTCACGCCGTCCGGAACAACATCGGCGTTAAGATCGGCCATTACTTTATCACCGCGAAAATACTGCGATGAAGTGCCGGAAGAAATCGTCGGCTCTTTTCCTGCAAGAGCCGTCGTCATCGTCGCAGCAAAATCCGGATCGTCGTTCAACGCATCGGCAATTTCTGCCAGCGTATCCAGCGCAGAAGGCGCAGCACCAACGACGTTCTCAATACGCGCATCTACAGCGGTATCAAAATCAGAAATAGTAGATGACGGCTGAGTGCCGGTATGATTTGCACGGTTCTTGAGATTGGCGTCCGTATCGTTTGCAGTAGCGCCAGTGGCAATGCCATCCAACTTCGCAATCTGCACCGATGTTGCGTAACCATCGGCAGCAGACGTAGCCGCAGGAATTCCATAGCCTGCTGCCGTATTCGGCTTGCCAGTCAAATCAGCAAACGCGCCTGTACGCGCGACCGTTGCGGCAATAACCCACGCCGCTCCACTGCGCATATACGAATTCGCATTATTGGGAGCGTCGCTAATTCCTCCGCCTCCGACTTCGGCGTCAACCCATATAATGTCCCAATCGGCGTTCGATTGTTTCTGCGCAATTTGTCCTGTCGTACCTCCGCGCGGAAGTCCGACAGGTGGAGTTCCCGCAGCAACGACATTAACCGGCGCTGCCGCCTCCGCATTAATGTTCGCCGGTGTCTCTGCGACGACAACGTTCGCAACGACAGGAGGCGAAACGATGATGTTGACTTCGCTCATTAGCCACCGCCGGGCGCATCGGTATCGAAGAAGTAAGTCCAACGATCCTGCAACGTTGCTTTGAATTCTCCGAACGGCCAAACAATCGCAGTATCACCATCACCGAAGCGGAATTCGATATCGCCTGCAATCTGAATCGGAATATTCATTCCGCCAGTCAAGTCATACGAATCCTTCGCGCTGATCGTCAGCTTCAACGTGCGCGCTCCTTCATCGAGAACGAATCCCGATTCAGGCGGTTCCGCTGGACCAAGTGCAATAAGCAGCGGCGACGTTGCAGCCGTACCGCGAATATGACAACGCGGAACCGCTCCCGTAATGTCGCCATAATCTTCGGGGATTTGAAACGTTTCCTCGATCGTTGTTCCCAACGCCCAAGTAAACTGAGTTGGATTAGGACCAAAATAGCGTGACATTTTATCCTCGGACGAAGGTGGATTTAATTACGACGGCTTTTTGAAGATCGCTCCGAAGGATGAAAAGAGAAAACACAGACTTAATTATAGTCATGTTCTCGTCTCCGGAGTTTTGAGTTCGATTTCGAACGTGTCATCGAAATGCACAGAGCCGTCCGATAGCACATATTTCACGTCAGCGTTGTACTGACCCGAAGCCATGCCTGTCGTATCCAGCTCAAGTTGGTATTTTCCAAGCGTCTCTTCGTCCACTTCCAACGATTGATAAGTGAACGAGTACGCTTCGTTAGTATTTCGCGTGCGCGCTTGCGAGAAAATAGTCACGTCCAGATTGGAAATGACAGTGCCGTTCGCTTTGAGAACTCCGAACAGTTTTAATTTCTCGCCGATCTTTAGACAGTATTTTTCGGTCATTGCATGTCCATGAACCAAACCTCAATTCTCGCTACGTAAATAAGCGTTTCTTTCGAATGCTTACCCGTAACGAGAACCAAGCAAGGAGAGATTTCTTTCCACGTGACTGCGCCGCCGCATTTCGATTGAGCGCGTACGATATTTCCCGATCCTGCGTTGTAGCTTGCTTGTGCAAGTCGCCGTCGATCGTCCTCGGTACGTTTCGCTGTCCATACGGCTCGCAGGTTTGCCATGTACCACGCACCGCCAATAATGCAGTAGGACGCGTTCAGTGGCGAGGCCGTCTTACCCCAACCGAAATGCGCGTTCCACTGATCGAACGTCGCAGGCATTGCCTGACAAATCCCTGACGCCCCGACATATGAAACCGCGTCGGAACGCAAGAGGCTTTCCTGATAAAGCTGTGCTTTCCACCAGCGCCAATCCCAAGAAGGCAAATATAATTGCGCAGCGGAACGAATCTGCGAATCGTATTTATCTTCGAAGAGTTTTTTAGCTGAGCACCATTCCGAGTAGAACGCCAGCACCAAGAGAACGCAAACCAAAGTACAACGCGAGAGCGATCGCGTTAGTTTCAATTGACGCATACGACTCCGTGAATTTGACTCCCGCGATGTAATCGGAGAATCGCAAAAACACAAACCACAAGCAGACGCCGACAATACAGTGCATGTATTTCAGCGTTGTGCTCAACCCTGTAGCCGACGAAACATTCTCTGCGTCAATCGGCACGAATGAAAGATACACAGCGATCACCGCACAGACATTCATCAGAATGAAGATAAAGATAATCGCTTTATTTTCAGTGAAGAACTTCCACATATTTTCGCTCCTTACAGTGGGTCAGTTTCCCGACGCCGGGGTCCGCTATACGCGGGATTCTGGATATTCCGCAACATCGACAACATTGGATCAAGCTTGTCATCGAGCATTCGAGAAATCTCCTCTTTCGTATGATACGAACGAGCCAGTGCAACTTGCTGATTATTCATTTTCTCGCGCGTATCTTCGATCTGTCGCCAAATTTCCGTGCTCAGTCTCCGCGCTTCATCGCGAGATTCTTTTACGTCCTCCCAAATTTCATTGACCGTTTTAGCTAATGCCGAGCTGTCCTCTGTTCGGTAGCGAAGCACGTCACTTCTTAACCGATCAATTGACTCGTGAATCGAACTTTGCATACGCTGGAATTCCTCCTTACGCATGGCTTCGTCAATTTTCTCGTTAACACCAGCGAATCTCTCATCTACACTGGCTTTGTGTTTTTCGTAATCTTTCATATGTGATCGGTAGATCAAACCGATCAAGGAAAGACAAGCCATAAATAAAATGTCAAGTGCCCATTTAAGAAATCCACCGTCCGGAATGGGCGGAACCCCTTCCGCTGCACTTGCGGTCTGAATAAAAACCGCCAAAACAAGTAGCAGTAGAACTAGCATTACTCTTTTCCGTCCATTATTGATTCACAAAATAACTGGCATCGTACACATACGTCCGCTTCGCTAACGTTTGCATGGTCATGAGATAAATCACCCCAAGGGCCATTCCCCGTTGCCTCGTTATTTACTGTTTTTCGAAAGCGGCCGGTCCCGGTTCCATCCGGATTCAAAATCTCTCTGACAGCAACCGTCCAGCTCATTCATTTCCTCCGTAAAACTGGCGCGAAGTATAGGCCCTATCTCACGCCGAGCATAGCGGCAAGTGCTCGTGTACTTCCTTCCGGTATAGAAACGTTTCCACGCTTCGCAGGGTTGCCGACCATAATTCCACTAACGCCATAGGGAGCGGCAACTACGCCTGAATTATCTCCGGCTCCTTCAATATCGCACGCGAGTTTGAAATAGAACAGTGCGTGCAAATAATGATCTGGTCCTTTCTTAACCCACGTCGCTTCCAGTTCTCCATCTTCGTTAATGGTTTCGACGCGAACCATTCCTTTCATGTGCTGTTTGAATTCCTCTATTTCAGCACTGATCGGATACAGGAATTTCTCAGCATTCGTTGCTTCAACCAGTGAATCAAATCCCTTCGTGCGTTGAGCGTTCGCAACGTTCTTGGTTTTTTCGACTTCCGAAATCGTGTAGTAATTCGTGATACGCAAGTCATCCTTGACGTACACGCACGGATTAACCAAGTCGCCGTATCTTTCTTGCAGAGATTTCACCAGTTCGAAATCCGGCCCCGCGTCGATTACCATTCTGCGCAAGCCGAAATCACCGAACAGTCGAATAAATTGCGGCAGCAACGAACCGTCCATCAATTTCAGACGGACCAGTTTCGTAATGTGATAAATCGGCCCGACCTTTTTACCGATGACGATGTAGCAGACCTTACCAACGTCCACACCGACGCAGCATCCGGACGCGCGTGCGTCCTCCATGATCTTCGTCAATTTCCGAATGACTTCCGCGTCGAACTTTGCGTTCGCCGCAGTGTACGGAAGTCCATGCACCATGTTTCGGTAATCCGACGTGCGCGGATAATCCTTAATTTGCTCGATGACTTTCGGCGTCGTGTTGTACGCAATCAAATCGAACGGCAGCACGTGATATCCCGCTACGTCACGATCCGGATATTCCTGCACCCATTGTCTGCGCGCAGGATTTGCAAGTGCTCTATCCAAAGGCAAACGACATCCCGGACATGCAATATACGCATCGCGCCACGAAATTTCCGGATCGGTCAAATGATCGCGATCAAACATTTCGAAACCGTACTCGAATCCCGGAATTACCACGTCGCGGAAAAAGTCAGGAAATTGCCACTGCTCACAGTGATCGCATTTCACTGCATACCTAGCTTTTCTACTCGCAGCGTACAGCTCGTCCACGCCATAACCGTCCACGGTTGGCGTACTCCATTTGCGCTTGAAGTGATCGCCCTTCGTATGTCGGGAGCGTGAGTTGTACATGCCGATGACGGCTTGATTGCAGCGATCATATTCGTCAACAAACAGACCTTCGGCCGGAACCGAAATTGCTTGGTTCTCGTTCGCTGCACCGTTGATGTACAAAAAAGAATCGCCGAAGCGCTTCATCGACGCTGAATTCGCAGCCGTGACTAGCAAATCTTCCAGCTTTCTCGAATTGTCGATGATAGGATCAATTCTACTCTTGCAGAATTTCGCGGCGAAGTTCGAAGTCGGTAGCACGTAAATGAGCGATCGGCCATTCGAAATGCCCAAAAACGCCAGCGCAATTCGTACAGCCAGCTCCGTAAGCCCGACCTGCGAACATTTCATAATCACGCCATCCGGCGATCCGTCCGCAGCAATCTCTTTCTGGAATTCGTGCTCAAAAAACGAGAACGGCTTTCCCGCAAGAGTCGTGTTCTCTATGAGCCAGTCGCCGATATTTCCGAAAATATCGCCGCCGATCAAATTGTCCTTTAATCGGATGAAAAAGTCCGCAAACGGTCCCAATTCCTGCGCAATTGAGTGTTTTTCGATCAAATTCTGGTCAATTTCGTGCGATTTCTTCATTTTTCTCTCCAAAATCGCTCAAAATTACTGAGTTTTCGCTGCAATTCGCAGCTTTTCATGCAGGATTGAGAGATATTTTTGCTCCAATTCGGGGTTTTTTAGCTCGGCAAATGCCTCTTTTACGCTCGATTCGATCATCGCTTGACGTGCCTGACGATCAATAAGTCGTTCGAATTTCGCAAACAGATTGAACAAATCCTTACCGCCCGACAGCGCTTTCTTCTTTAGATCGGCGTCATCCGATGCAATAGCAGTATTCATGAGCTGTTCCTGCACTTTCAGCATGCGTTGAAGCTGATTCGCAAGCGAGGACTGCGCCTTGGAAACCGTGCCATCGGGAGCTGGCAGGAATTCCTTCAAAAAGTCCAACGGGAATACATTCATTAGCATTGCCACGTGCGGCTTGCTAATAAATTCTTTGTGCTCGCAGATGATTCGGACAGATTTATCGAGAGGATTTTCATCCTCTTCGTACATCCGAGGCGGAGCACTAGGGACTGACGATATCGAGATTGCGCTTGGACGTGCCATTTGAAGATTCTCCGGAATAACGCACAGAGAATAGCACGCGCAAATAAAAAAGGGCCGGTCCTCGTTGCCTTAAAGGACCGGCCCTGTTACGTCTGTGGAGTGTCGAAACGAAGAACCTTACCGTGAACGTAAAGCTACAACACGAACCGCGAGCTTGGAACTGAGCTGATGCGGGGAGGGAGGACAACCCGGTTCCGCACTCGCAGGATCACAATAGCTTCCGCGTGGCCGATTCGCAAGCTCGGCTTTTACAGGGTCATTTATGTGTTGTTTTTCATGCGGAGTTCACGCGTTGGATTTATAGCCTAAGCGACAGGCTACAACGTCATTCTAGGGCGTCGTACTTGCATGTCGGTCTAGTTCCGCTTTGATTCCAGCCTGAGCCACGCGCTCAGTTTGGGCACGCGCTCAGTTTGGGCACGCGCTCAGTTTGGGCACGCATTCGCTCTGAGCCACGGCCACGCGCTCAGTTTGGGCACGCGCTCAGTTTGGGCACGCATTCGCTCTGAGCCACGGCCACGAGTTGAAGTAAGTTGATTAATGTTACAGATTCGAAATTCAGAAAATTTTCGTACGTTCACTATTACCGGCAATTTATACATTGATAAAATAAAAAGTGTGTACGGGTTCGCATAGGGGATTTGTTGCATAACTCGCATAGTGAAATTATAGCGAATCGTGGCTGTCCCTTTCGCTGCCGCTTTCATCCTGCGCCACGCTCACCACTTCGATCCGTTACTCATTTACTTATTTATTAATTTATACTTATATAGTTATATAGTATTACTATATTAGCTGTTATATTGTTTCATTACTGTGACACATGGCATACATTGTGCTAGGCAATGGACATGCCACAGCGGCGCTAGATGAGAACGCGGGCTGCGTTCTTTACATTTCCTTACGTCATCTTTACATCTCTTTACATACCTTTACATAACCTTTGCGTTTAGAACTAACGTTCATTCTTACAATGCTCTTCGCGCGGTCATACCGGCCGCGTACACTGAAACCCAATTACAGAGGAAATAGCCATGAACGTTAATTCTTTCGTTTCGTCTTTCAATGCGGCCGCTTTCGTCCTCGCGTTCAATTCGCTGGAGAAAAACGCGGCGCACGTTACGGGCGCGATCATGGACGCGCACGCGGCAGGAAAAGCCGGTTTGTCCGCCATCATGGGCGCGATTGCCAAAATCGAATTGACAAAGCCGAAACTCAACGTTCTCCGCGTTGCGTGTTTCCGCGCGCGCAAGCTCCACAATTCGGCGTTCACGCTCGCGATTGATTCGCGCTCGCGCGCTGTTTCCATCGTTGAATCGGCATCTATCGCACGCAAGCCGGGCGCTGGCCGCAAGTCAAACAAGAAAAAGG